GGTTCCCCATTCCTGCCCTACACAGGGTTAAGGAATGGGGTTCTTTGTGTTATCGTTTGGGCTATGACATTCGATGAGATTTTGGCGCTGATGCGCGAACCTGGTGAAGATGGTGTCCCTGACACCATCTATGACGATCTTTCATCGTCATACAACTCTGCCGTTGATGGTGGTGCTGCTGCATTGAGTGAACAGGGTGCAGCACACGCTACGGCAACTGCTGAACTAGTAGCTGAAATTGCACGGTTGAAGGCTTTGAACTTTGACCTGCTTATGGCTGCTGGTTCTGAGACTTCCAGCACTGTTGAGGAAACCAAACCAGAGTCAGACGATGAACCGTCGATTGACTCACTTTTCGATAAGGAATAGTGAACAAACATGACCCTTGATGTTGCAATACTTGCCGCTGACAGGCCAAACAGCGCGATTCTTGATGCCGTTCGTGGTATTGCTTCCACTGACTACGCGCGAAGGATTCCGTCTGCTGATGCGGCTGGGGTTGCTGCCACGATTGAGAACCTGACCAACCCAAACAACCGTCGCTGGATGAACGAGTTCATTGACGTTCTGGTCAACCGTATCGGCATGACCATTGCACGTTCTACCAGTTGGACCAACCCTCTGGCACCGTTCAAACGTGGCATGTTGTCTTACGGCAACACCATTGAGGAAATCCAGACTGGTCTTTTGCAGGCTCACGGTTATGATCCTGACCGTGACTATATGGAGTCCACACTCTTTGGTCGTGAGCGTCCAGAGGTTCAGGTCAACTTCCACACAGTCAACCGTCAGGACTTTTACAAGGTCACTGTCAATGATGCGCTGTTGAAGCGCGCGTTTCTTGACCCTGCTGGTTTGTCTGGTTTCATCAACCAGCTTATGGAAGCTCCGTCAACCTCTGATCAGTGGGATGAGTTTTTGCTCACTTCGTCGTTGTTCCGTGAGTATGAGTCCAATGGTGGATTCCATCACGTGCATGTACCTGATGTGGCTGCAACCACTTCCACTGGTGAAGATGCAAAAATGGCTCTGCGTAAGATGCGCGCCATGGCAGGTAATTTGAAGTTCCTGTCCACGCAGTACAACGCAGCAAAAATGCCTGTGTTTGCCAACCCTGATGACTTGATGCTGTTTGTTACGCCAGAGTTCAACGCTGGTATTGATGTTGAAGCTTTGGCTGGCGCGTTCAACATTGAACGTGCAAAGATGCACGGCAAGGTTGTTGAGCTTCCACAAGCTGCATTCGGCATTGAAGGCACACAGGCAATTATGACGACCAGCGATTTCTTTGTTATCGCTGACTCACTGTTTGAGTCAACGTCACAGTGGAATCCTGCCAACCTGCACAACAACTACTTTTTGCATCATCACCAGGTGGTCAGCGCTTCCAGGTTCGTTCCGGCTGTCATGTTCACCACTGGAGCAGATGATGAGGTTATCGTTTTGAACACTCCTGTTGCTTCCATTGTTGCCATCACCATTGAGGCGATTGACGGAACTGTGCCAACGTCCGTTGCTACTGATGGAATCATTGCCCTGGTCAGCTCCGCTGTGACCAACCCTGCTGGTGGTGAGGCGGCCGTTATCTGGACCGTGACTGGTGGGTTGTCTGGTCGGACGTTCATCACACAGGCTGGTGTGCTTCATGTGGCACCTGATGAGGCTGCAACCACACTGACTGTGAGGGCAACGTCTGCTGCCGTTGACTACACCAACCCACGACTTGACCCCATCAGCGCTACGTTGGCTGTCACGGTCACTGGTGGCCCTGTGGGTGGCTGGCCCGAAAAGTCTGGCGGTCTGGTTGGGTTGTCCATCAAGGGTGTTGACGTGGTTGGGGTTGTTCCTGGCACGTTCACCTATGCGGCAACTGTTCCCACTGGAACCACGCTGGCAAATGCTGATATTGCAGCCACTACACGTGATGCTGCTGACGTGACTGTCACGGTCACAAAGGTTGGGACCACTGGTTACACGATCGTTGCCAGTGTTGACAATGGTGTTGGCGCGGCTGTTGTCTACACCTTCAACATCACGTTTGCCTAAGGCTTAGGGTTGGTTTGACGTTTCCTCCCCTGAGAGATGGCACCCTGTCACCAGAAATGGTGGCAGGGTGCTATTCTTTGTTCACAGACCTTCCACATGCTTAGGAATGGGTGATTGTTATGAGTGTTGCAACACAGTTGGAAGCTTTAGGCTGGCGAATGAACACCCCACCACGTTTTACACGCGCTGTTGAGAACTTCCAGCGTGGTTGGTGTTTGGGTGTTCCCCTGGTTATTGATGGTATCCCTGGACCTAAGACACAGGCTGCATTAAAGAAAAGTCACACCAACCTGATTAGTGGCAGGGGTACAGCTTCACCACATTTTTCATTCAGTGAGTTTACCTGTAAATGTGGTGGCAAGTATTCCGACTGTGAACGAATCCACATGCTGGCAGCGCACATCAACAGGTTAGAGGTTTACCGTAGCAAGGTTGGTGTACCTGTTGCCATTGTGTCAGGGTATCGTTGCCCTGCACACAACAAGGCTGTTGGAGGTGCCACAAACAGCCAACATATGTATGGAAGCGCAACAGACATTCTAGGGTTGCGTAACTCATCATGGGTTCGCACGCTTCAACTGTTCGCCGGTATTGGTTACCGTGCATCAAATGGCACCGTGGTTCACGTTGACTCACGCGACATTTCAGGAGTCAACCTTACGAACAGCACCAGGGTTCACCCTGCACTGTGGCAGTACGCAACATGAGCACCTATCCAACCAATGAGATAGGCCAGCTACCTGGTGTGTCCAGTTTCGGCAGCGCGTTTTCTTATGCCGCGTGGACACCAGGAACCACAGTCACCTTGTGCAACGTCCCATGGAACAATGACTATCGTGACATTGTGCGCTATGCGTCAAAGGATGAACTGAACACCTATCTTGACAACGCTGTCAGGTCAGGGCCACGAATCACCATTGATAAACTCACCTACTGCCGTGTTGGTCAACCCATCAGGGTCAACATTCCTTTTGCCAACGCGTATATGTTCAACTATCTACGCGTGGTCAACAATGCGCAGCCTGTCACTGGTCACGCTGCACCAGATGGTGCGCCATCATTTGCCAACTCAACTGAGGCTGGTGCGCAAACCCTCTACTACTTCATCACTGATGTTCGCTACCTGGCACCCAACACAACAGAGCTGGTTGTCCAGTTAGACGTGTGGCAAACATTCAACCATGATGTCACCTTTGGCAACTGTTACATTGAACGTGGCCACATTGGTATTGCCAACACCAAAGCATTTGACAACAACGGCAGAGACTACCTGACCATTCCTGAGGGTTTGGACGTTGGCAACGAATACGTTGTATCCAACACGTATGAGTATGAGTATGTGAACAACCACAACACCACCAATGATATGGGGGTGTTGGTAATGTCAACAACCAGTCTGTTTGGACCATACGGAACAGTGGCAGCACCAGTGCTCACCATGGCACAAGGTTCAGAATATGGGGGTGTTCCAAACGGTTGTGACCTATACCTGTTCTATACCAGAGCTGATTTTACAGCGTTCATGGCGTTCATGGCAGATAAACCATGGGTGACACAAGGTATTGTGTCTGTTACTGCTGTGAACTTTTCATCCACTGTTCCTAATTCACCAACTGATTATGAGTCACGCGCGTGGACCACTGGAAGCGCATTCATTCAAAGACTCATCAAAGGTACTGGTTCAGACACCATTACTGGTTTCAATGGTCCTGATGGTGCCACAGCGTATGACCGTAAATGGTTGGCGCAAAATTGGCGAACAGGGTTACTCACCGGACGTTATGCAGGTCTGAAAAAGTTTCTCACCTACCCATACACAGCTATTGAGCTGACAACCTACTCTGCCACACCTATCATTCTGAAACCAGAGTGTATGTCTGGTGATGACATTATTGTCATTCTTAAGGCTTTCATGGGTCAGCCTTCACCACGTGTGATGTTCATCCCATATAAGTACAACGCCAAAGCTGGTTTTACTGACATCATCAATGAAGCTGGTGAAATCATCAATGATGGTGGCGAAATGTTTGACTTTATGACAGGTATCATTGACCTGCCAACATTCTCTGTCGTCAACAATGGCTATCTGTCCTATATGGCATCAAACAAAAACGGTATTGCCTTCCAGCATCAAAGCGCTGACTGGTCACAACAGCGCGCGCTATCTGGTGCTGACGTTTCAATGTCCAACCAGTCACGCTCACTGTCGTTGGGTCGTGAGCTGGCAGGTATGCAAAATGCCAACATCTATGATAATGCCAGTTTGCAAAGGTCTGTGGCTGGTCAGCGTGCCATCCTGGGTGGCGCTAACGCTGTTGCCGATGGCATCACAGGTGGCCCTGGTGCTGCTGCTGGCGCGCTGACAGGCATTGTGAACGCTGGTGCCAACTACGCCATACAACAGGGCCAGATCAGCGCACAGGCTGCCATATCAGGTGGTCTGAACGCACAGTCAGCGCTGGCAACCCAGAACACTGGTATTCAGAACAACGACACCAACTATGCCTATGCACAGTTCGCCGCACAGGGTGACTACCAGAACAGTATCGCTGGAATCAACGCGCGCGTTCAGGATGCGAAACTGATACAACCCACCACCAGCGGGCAGTTGGGTGGTGACGTGTTCAACCTGGCACTGTTCAAATGGGGTGTGTTCGCAAAGGTCAAAACGCTTCAACCAGCAATCATGGCAGCCATTGGCGAATACTGGTTACGCTACGGTTACTCTGTCAACCGTTTTGGGACCATGCCAGCAGACTTCCAGGTGATGAGTAAGTTCACCTACTGGAAGCTCCGTGAGACATACCTAGCAACTGGTGCTGTTCCTGAGACATTCCGGCAAACCATACGAGGGGTTTTTGAAAAGGGTGTTACTGTATGGGCTAACGCTGATGACATAGGCATGATTGACATTGCAGACAACACCCCTAAGGCTGGTATCACGTTATGAGCGGTCGTAGACGTGACTATGTTGAAGAATACCTGTATGGACCATTCCGTAGTAATGCGCCAAAACAACGGTTGGCATTGTACGAAACAATGTATATGCGGATTCTCACAGAGTTTGCAACCAACCGTTTCAAGTGGAAAAACTTGCCTGATGAGATAGACAGACGTTTTGTTGAGTACGAGTTGTTTCGTCATGCGCTGGTGGTTTTCTTCCATGATGACAAAGACTTCAACAGATACTTTGCTTTACGTGGTTCTGGTGTTGGCAAGTGGAATATGTATGACAACCCTGTGACGTTCAACGCCATTGGTAACACCATGATTAACAGGAAGTTACAGGCTGGTACTGAATGTGTACCCATTTGGGCTAACACTGTCAGGGTTCCTGATTGGGATTTGGTGCTGTTGCAGGCAACTAAGCTTGCTGAGATTGAACGCACCATTGAAATCAACCTTATGGCTATGCGTAAACCGTTCATGTTCGCTGTTGAGGATACTGAACGGCTCACGTTTACCAACCTCTGGCGACAGGTACAGGAAGGTGAACCTGTCATCTTTGGCACACAGCTACTAGGTGACTCACTGGAAAACAAAGTCAAAATGTTTGATATGAAGATTGATAAAGACCTGGTTATCAACCTTCAACTAGCCAAAGCTAAAATCTGGAATGAAACCATGACATTCCTAGGCATCAACAACAGCAACCAGGACAAGCGCGAGCGACTGGTGTCTGACGAAGTTGGCGCGAATGACCAGCAGGTATCAGCAGCGCGTAACAGTGCTATGGGTGCGCGTAAATACGCTGTTGAGCAGATCAACGCAAAGTATGGTCTGAGTGTTGAAGTTGAGTGGAATGAAGATGAGCTGATCCAGAACACGTCAGATGGTCCAATGGGAACCACTCAGAGTGGTGGCTCAGTCGCAGACATAATGAGTGGAAGGTCGAAAAACTAATGGCATGGCCTGATACGAAACGCAAACTACACCAGTTGGAAACCATCATCAATGATGTGTTCAACCGCCGTGACGGAACAACCACAAGCCTGGTGAGTGCTGCTGTCGCAGCTCAGCACATTGTCGATAGTTCCAGCAGGAACTCTAGTCGAGACGGTAGAGGGATCGGACGGAGACCCTGGAGTCAAGACATGGCGGCGCATCCAGACCGTCACCGGCGCGAAGGTGGACGGCAGTCCAGGCCCAGACACGTACCGGCATCTCCAGGCTTACCTGAACGCGCACTGAGCGCTCATGTCCTCCGTTGATGAAACGGTCCCGGTTATGAGACAACAACAAACGTGAGAGGATCATGGTATGCCCACATTCACCACGCGACTGGTTGACCTGGTGGACTCAGGTTTCGACCTGGGCTTAACCAGCTCGGATTACCCCATCTTCGATGAGGCATACAGACCTGTTCTGAACAAACGCATTCTGGACCATTGGGCATTGTACGAAATCGGTCAGGAAACTGAAGGTATGTTCAGGTTCGCGCTGAATCGCAGACTTCGTGAAGTGATGTTGTATTACAACAAACTTTATTTGTCTGAGCAGATCACGTTTGATCCGCTGTCCACAATGGATTACACAGATACAACAGACACCACAAACGCTTTGAACACTCAACAGAATTCAACGTCACACAACACCAATGACACCAACAGCAAAGCGCGCGTTGTCAACAGCGACCTACCACAAGTGAAGCTGTCACCTGATGAGGACTATGCCAGCAGTGGTGTTGACAGCAACAGTGACACGGCAGGCTCAGGTGATGGGACCAGTTCAACCATGGGTGTTGACACTGGCACTGGTACTATCACCCACAACAGCCTGGGCAGGCAAGGTCCAGCTGCAATGCTGCTGATGGAATACAGACAAAGCCTGTTGAACATTGACATGATGATTGTTGGCGAAATGGCAAATCTATTTATGGGGGTATGGAATACATCAGACAACTACTCTGATGATGCACTAACATATTACTAAGCATAGTCATTCGTTGCTACTTTGAAAGGTTATTGTTGTGACTGTTACACCAATCATCACCCCAATTCCTGTATTTGGACCCATCAACGCAGTTACCCCATTCACATACCGCGACAATGACACTTTCCAAACTCAACTTCGTGGCCTGAGAGATAAGGTCAATGAGTTCATTGAACAACTTGTGCTGGTTGACGGCTCATTGCGAAGTGATCTAGGACAACTCATTACTGATTTGACCAATGATCTGAATATGCAACTGACCACCATTGACACAACCACACAGGCTCAGATTGACGCATTCGACGTTCGTCTCACTGACATGTTCGCGCTGTCAAATGTTGGGCTGGACGCGCGCGTCACCACGGCTGAAACCACAGTGGCAACCTTTGACGCCAGGATCACAGCCAACGCCACCAAAGCTGGCAGACCAATCCACGCGTATGACTACGGCGTCATGGCTGGTACAGGAACGGACCAGAAAACCAGTTTGTACGCTGCTATGGCTGCTGCTGAGGCTGCTGGGGGTGGCACAGTCGTTGTCCTGCCACCAGGAATCATCACCATTGCTGGGTCACTGTCGTTGTCTGGGTATTCCTGTGGTTTGGTGGGTGCAGGCGCATCGACAGTCAGCGCGAATTCCAACATTCCAGCAGGAACAGTCTTGCAGGCAATCACCCAGACTGGTCCAGTGCTGGACTTCACAGGCTGGCGTGGTCCCAACAACTTTGTTGGTCGTGTTCGCTTTGGTGGTTTCAGTATTGCTGGAAGTGGTGTGGTTGGTGCCAACAACAAAGGCATATATATTGGCGACTCATCCAACAATGGTGGCAAAGTCATTGGTATTTCGATGCGAGATATCACCATCACCAACACTGGTGGCATTGGCTTTGACTTGAAGGCTGTTTATCTTTCAGACTTTGATGCAATCACCATCACCAACCCTGTTGACGCATTCACGAACAACACTTCATATGCCAGGATTTCTGGTGGTAATGGTTGCCGTTTCCGTGGTTTGGGTTTGCGTTCGCTGCTGACCACTGGTGACGTTCCTGCCTTGGGTGCGCTTCGTTGCATTCCAGAGGGTTTGAACGAATTTCACGATATGCTCATGGATGGTTTGTGGCTGGAAAATCTGCATGTTCCCACTAATGGGGCTGCTGTCATCATGCAGACGAATCGTTGTGTTATCTCGGATATGCAGATGTTTGATACGTTCAAAGAACCTGCTGCAATTGGCACATCAATTCTGCGATTTGAGCCTAGTGGTGTTGGCAACGAAGGTGGGAACATTTTCCGTGGGATCATTCCTGGCAACAACACGGCAACCAACTGCATTGATAATGGAATCTGTCTGAGACAGAACGGCAACAGGATTGAAGGTGTCAAGTCATACCGTCGATGGAATGTCATCATTGACGCTGGTGTTAGTCATAACTTCGTGTCATTAGGTGGTGGCGAAGGAATCCTGGCAGGTGCAACTACAGGAATTGTTGACAACAGTAACAACACAACAAACGTGCTGATGGATGGTCACGCGCCAATGTCACGCGCGTTCACCCCTGTTCTAACAGGCTCAGTCACCAACCCTGTCATTGGTAATGGTGTGATTGACTCACGATGGACGCGTGAACCTGACGGAACAGTGCATTATTCTGGTGTCATCAACTTTGGCACTACAACCACAGTTGGCTCAGGCAACTACTCAATTTCATTGCCTGTTCCTGCTGACCCAACAGTTGACTATCACGGTACTGGACGCGCTGCAACCACTGGTGTTGGGTGCGCAATCCTGCCAAAGACATTTGGCTCTGCTGTGTTGCAAATCTTTGTCCCACCAACATCAGCCGCACTTTCACCACTAGGGTTGTTGGCTAACACTGGTCTTTTGGG